CCGCTTTTCAAATCCTGAACCACTGGAAGCCAGTAGAATCGGCAGGCAGACTTTTCTGTAATCGGCCTGAGGGACCTATCCCCGCCGGCCTAGGTGGTGGAGGCGGTGAATTAGCCAAAGTGGATTTTTACAAGGATTTTAAGTTTGTTATCGCCTACGAGAACTCAGTTGGTCCAGGTTACACAACGGAGAAAATATTTCATGCGAAAGTGGCAGGCGCAGTGCCAATTTATTGGGGCGACCCATTTGTTGACCGAGATTTTGATTCAACAGGATTTCTAAATGCGAACCAGATTAGTAAGCCTGAAGACCTTATCGCCTTGGTCAAAAAGGCCGATGATGATCCATCAATATGGCGTAAGATGGCCTCGGTACCTGCTATTACACCTACTAAGCGACTACAATGCGAACGTACAATGGAAGAGGTAGGAAAGCGTATTTTCAAACTTATTTTGGACAAAGAGGTCAAGGTGGATTCTTGGGTTAAAGCGGAAGCGTTCGGTAAATCGTATGAAACAATGGACTACAATCAACTGTATGCCAACTATTTAACAGCTCCACCTAAGCCAGCACCAGCACCAGCAATAGCGCCCACAACTGCGATTGTTTCAAAACCATCAACCATCAGCGCACCACGAGTATTTATTACTGCCGCCAATCAAAAATATGTTGAAGCGGCCGTAAATGTCATTGCCTCAATGAAAGCGGTTTGCGAACCAGATGTCAAACGAGTCGTTTATGTATGGCGAGACGTAACTGAAGAACAATGTAATATTCTCAAACAGTATGGTGCTACAGAGGTTCGTCGTTTCCCTGAAGAGAGTGCTCCATGGCGGGATTTCTGGGAACCACAGCATTTCGCCTGGAAGCTGTGGGCACACGTTGATGCCGCAAACAAGGAGGCACCTGGTACATTAATTTTATACCTTGATTCTGGTGTATCCATCGCCTCTCCCATATCCGCTATCTGGAGCACTATTCAAGAAAAGGATATTTTCTTATTAGACGATGCGGAACAGACGAACGAACGCTGGTGTCATCCAACATTTTGTAAGGAACTCAGGGTTACACCAGAAGAACTTAAGGCAAATCAAATATGGGCTGGTTGCGTAGGATATAAGGTAGGAGGAAAATACTTTGATTCCATTCATAGATCCGCACTTGGAATCGCAGAAGATAAGCGTGAAGTAATTATTGGTGAGAAATGGAGTCCTTATTCACAGGTCTGCTTAGGTCATCGTCACGACCAATCTATTCTCAGTATTATTTCTCAGCGCGTAGGTGCTCCTAGAACACCGCTACGAGACTTCTATTGCGACCGTTCCATGCGTACCGCAAAGCAATGGGGAGTACCACTCTACGTACATCGCGGCAACTACAAAGAGTTTGTCCCATTCACCGATGGTATTGATGAAGCGTATGTCATCAACTTAGAACGTCGCAAGGACCGTTTAGAGAAATTCAAAGAGACCCATAAGAATATTAAAGACAGAGTCTATTTGTGGAAGGCTATTGATGGACGCACTCTCACTTTAACACCTGAATTAGTCAATTGCTTCCGTAATAACGATTTTAACTGGAAAAAGTCGGTGATGGGTTGCGCCTTATCACATTTAGGACTATGGGAGAAGTTAGCCAATGATAAACTCGCCAAGTCATATTTGATTATGGAAGATGATGTAGTTCTCTACGATAAATGGATTCTACGATGGATGACCGCCGCTAAGCATATTCCAGCAGACGCTGATGTTATTTATTTAGGCGGTATTTTACCACCCAATAAGGAGACATTCCCTCAAGTAGCAGAAGCGGTCAATGAATACTTCGGTCGTGTATCTCCTAACACTTTATTCTCACCTCAACCACGCCGTTACTTCCATTTCTGTAACTATGCCTATGTTCTAACACAACAGGGTGCTCGTAAATTGATTACTCTCGTGAAAGAGAAGGGTATTTTTACAAGTGGAGACCATATGATTGTCAATCACGGTGATAACTTGCTCAATATCTATTTTACTGTTCCATTGCTCGCAAGCTGTTTCCAAGAAAATGACCCAATTTACCAGAAGTCGGATTTTAATAACTTTAATCGTGTAGACAATTTTGATAGCGATTTGTGGAATAATACAGACTGTTTTACCAAGGACGAAACCTTCGCTGTTATTAGCAATGAAATCAAAGGACAGTCTTTTACAGTGGTAGGAAGCCCCACACCTGGCGTCCCCGCACCAGCACCAGCACCAGCACCAGCATCAACACCAACACCCACGCCGCCATCAACATTCTCTCAAACCGATTTCGCAGCGGCATGGAATCGTCTCTTACAGGCAACAGTACTCAAAAAGGAGAATGAATTCAAGCCAAATCTGGATGGAATGTTCGCCCTTTGGAACCAGGAAAATTTGGATGCCACCAAGTCGTATTTGGCGATGTTTGAGCAGTTGATTACAACTGACAATGAGATGTTTATGCGCTATAAGACCGATATTTACAACACACTCAAATCAAAGTTTGACCTTACAAATACCGCATTATGGTGTAAGATTGTCGCAAAACTGGCCGACTCCTCGGCCCAAACAAACGGAACCATTCAAATATACTATCTCAAGACAATCAAGCCACAGTTTTTAGAAAATGAATGGTTGAACTCCATTTTTCCCAAACCAATTGAATGGGTTGAATTAGAATCGTTTGACCATCTGGCAAATACAACAAATCCTATTTTATTGTTTCAAAACATCCCAGGAGAAACAAGCCTCGGTTATATCTACAATGGATTCGCAACCGGATTAGAAAGAATCGGTAAGCAAATGACCATTCTTCATATTAGCGACGAATTTGGAAAAGATCCCGTTGACTTCTACAATTCTCCAGCGGTTAAGCGTGTAATTCGCAATTACTACCGACCCAATTTACCAATGAATAAAGTGGACATCATACCACTCGGTTATACAAATGAACGCGGACCAGCAAAAACTACAATTCCATCGTTTGAAAACCGTCAATATTTATGGTCCTTCGCAGGTTCTATGGACCGACCAGGACGTAGTCAAGCAATTCGTACATTAGAACGTACTGGTAATTTCAAATTAGCCGACCGACCAACATGGGGCGACACACCCAAACTCAACGCCAATGAGTATAATCAACTCAATCAGCAAACAAAATTCGTTCCTTGTTTTAACGGATTCGCTTCTTTAGAATCGTATCGTTTATACGAGGCAATAGAGCAGGGTGCCATTCCCATTTATGTACCAGATGGTCAAGATACCTACGCAGAAGTGCTTGGAAAACATCCAATCCTTTCGTTTCCAACATGGGACAAGGCGGCTGAGATTTTACCCATCTTTGCGCAGAATCCTCAAGTGATGGAAGACCATCGTCGCATTTTGGCGAATTGGTGGAACGAGAAAAAGCGAGAAATCAAAAATCGCCTAGCTCAGGTATTTAATTGTTAGAACCCCAGCAACCACAACAAGCCGGTTGACCTGATAATTGCGACCATTCATCAATCGTGTATTGACTCCCCATTGAATAATTACAACGAGCACAAATAGCACGCAGATTTTTAATGTCTAATGTACCACCTTTTGATTCAGGTTTATTATGACCTACATGAAAATCAAACACACTCATACGATTTTTGCACCAAGATATAGTACATTTTGATTCAAATTTAGCCCCTACAGATGCCACCCAAACTTGCTCTCTCAGGGCACGCGGAATCTTTGCCTTGGGCGTAGTCGTTGACATATAAAGACTTTACAATACATTATGTTAAAAGGATACATGTCAAATTTTAGCAACTTAGAATCCCTTTTAGCGAAGATACCAAATGCGCCCAATATTGAACAGAAACGATTACGGTTCATGCTTGTTGGTACTCATACAAATCAAACGACCGGTTACAGTAAAGTTACACATAATATAGTACATGAACTTGTAAAGTATCCGTGGATAGATATTTACCATTTCGCATTCCAAAATTTTGTAAAAAGTCAGCAACCCAATCGTGCCTATCCGCCAAATGTTAATGTATACGACCCATTTGCAAATGAAGGAACAACACCAGAGCAGGGATTCGGTTTTAGTCAATTGCCCAATTATGTACGTCAAGTGAAGCCAGATGTCGTTTTTATTTATAACGATGCCAGCGTTATTTGCCGATTTTTGGATAAACTACAAGAAGATTTACAACCTGAAGAACGTAAATACAAAGTAATCGTATATTTAGACCAAGTGTATAAGATACAACGCCCAGAATTTCTGGACCGTATCAACCGAGATACAGACATATTTTTTGCTTTTACCGATTACTGGCGCACGATTTTACAACAACAAGGCATCGTCAAGCCTATTCATGTCCTAAGACACGGATTTGAGCCAAAGGAGTTTAAGCCACTCAATCGCGATGCCATGCGTAAAAAGCATAATATACCACAACATGTTTTCCTGTTCTTAAATTTGAATCGTAACACTCCTAGAAAGCACCATGATATAGTGGTCCAAGCGTTCGCTCAACTCGTCGCTAAACATCCCACAAAGCCATTGGGTCTACTCGCCGTTTGCGATGCGGGACAATTAGGTGGATATCCATTAAGAGAAGTGTATATGCGAGAAATAATCAAACTTAATTTAAATCCTCAACACCATTCCCATAAATTGATGATTACTGAACACTCAATGGCCTGGGACGATACAGTTATTAATGAACTCTATTCGTTGAGTGATGTTGGTATAACTGGAGCGGACGGTGAAGGGTTCGGTCTATGTCAATTTGAAGCGATGGGTGTAGGAATTCCTCAAGTAGTTCCTTATATAGGTGGATTCCGCGACTTCTGTATTCCTGACAAGAATGCGATGTGTGTGACACCAAAGTATGAGATGTATTTGCCTCTCGCAATGAGTGTGATTGGCGGCAAGTGTGAATTAATGGATCCAACAGACCTCGCTTTAGCAGCGGAAGAGTACTTATTGGATACAGATTTGCGAGAGGCACACGGCAAAGCGGCCCGTGAAACAGTTTTATCGTACCGATGGGACAACGAGGTGAAAAATCTGGCCGATGTACTCAAAACGCTCACTTACTAACACCGAGGACTTTCATAATAGAGGCGGCTAATTCACTTTCCCCGTCTTCATACGTCAAAAGGTAAATAGCAACGAAACTGAGTGCTATACCGACTCCTTTAATCAATCCAACCTTTTCTTGTAAGAGAACCAGGCCTGTAAATGTGACGAGTATATTACTCATCATATTCCAAAGGAGGTTCACGACCGTCATATTTTCAAACTTGAGTGCCTGTAAAAAAATTACTGGCTGGATGGAATAAATCGCCATAGAGAGAGGGATAAATACAGCACCGAGCTCTTTCAAAGATATTTTTTTAAGTATACTAAATGCCAATGTATCAATACCCGCCATAGCGGTTGCTATACCGATGGGAATCCAGTTGACAGCAGGCATACTCTACATTTGTTCGCTATTTTCATTTCCTAGTCGTTGGAGTCTTTGCCGCGCAATTTCATACACTTCGTTCGCCACTTCACATGAGGCAAGTTTGTTACCGAGGGAAGTAAAGTACGGGCGACCGGTTTGCATTTCGGCAAGCTGGCAGGCAGAGGAGAGTTGGACGATACGGATTCGCATAGCATCAAGTTCATCACCCATGATGTAAGAGTAATAACAAACACCTAATAGGAATCCAATATTTAGAACTAAAAGTACGTACTCCATTGAACAACAATGAAAATAATGACAAACAATTCAATTTTGATTCGCCGCAGCATGTTCTACGAAGTAATGAAGAATGCGCAGACTAATCTCTAAGGTGATACACGCATATAAAACTGCCTTGACAACATCGTAGAATATGAGATAAATCACTGAAAGAATGAATAAGAGCGTGTAAATGGTCCATGTGTTTTTATAGCGATTATCTTCGTTTAAGAGAATGGCAATAAGAATAGAATCACTCATAATAGAATGGCAGTCGCTCTTTTTAAAGGCGAAAATGGTATTAAAGGAGAAGTCAATTTTTTTGATACTTCAAATGGTGTAAAAGTCCACGCAGTTTTTACTGAACTCCCGAAAGGAAAGCACGGTTTTCATATTCACAAAGCGGGTGACCTAAGAGGTGAAGGGTGTAAGGCGGCGTGCGATCACTTTCATATGGGCGCAAAAGCACAACACGGAGGTCCACCAACATCAAAAAGTCCTCGTCACACTGGCGATTTAGGGAATTTATCGGGGCCGAAAGATGAGGTGACTTACATACTCAAAGGAGTCACTTTGGAAGATTTATGGGGACGCTCGGTTATTGTACATGAGGACGAAGACGATTTAGGAAAGGGTCCGTTTGAGGACAGTATTACAACCGGTCATTCAGGAAAGCGTATCGGTTGTGCTATTATTGGACGCGTGGAAGTTCCATCCTGTAACGGTGCTACAACCACCAAAACCCGAAAACTCCGTCGTAAACACCGGCTCAATAGCACTCCATAAACCCTTCACCAGAAACAAGAATGGATAAATCACGAGATCGTTAGGTGCTACGTTGGCCCATTTGAATGGACCGCAGGGCTGAGCACGAACTGACTGAATCGCCCGATTAAGCCGCTCCAGTCTCTCTCGCATTTCAACCTCTAACGCCACATTTCCCACATTACCGGCACATCTGGCCTCCACCGACTGAATCATATAGTTGAATAGCCAGGTGGCAAGGCAGTCAATGCGCCATACACGTTCATCGGCAACACTGGCTTTGAACCAATCGCCTCGTTCCGCCGCCAACCGCAACGGTACATCACGTAATCTCTTCATAAGAGACGGTACGTGAAGTACTTCCAGGACGAACTTTAAACGCATATAACACCGAGCAACCAGTCCAAACTCCTCGTCATTATACAACGCCTTAACTATCTCACCAACTGACCCAGAAGCGGCCCCAAACCGAG